CGGTGCAGGGCCCAACGCCCGTTGATGCGCTGGTGGATGGGCGGAAGCTGCGGCGTGGCCTGAAGCTTTGGACCGTGTCGGTTTCGACCTGGAAGGTTGATCTCTATCGCCGGCTTTGGCTTGGGCGTGGCGAGGCAGCAGAATTCCCGCCCGGCTGGGTGCATTTGCCGCAGGGGATTGAGGTTGAATGGGTCAAGCAGCTGGTGGCGGAGCAGCTGCATCAGGTGAAGGACCGTCGCGGCTTTATCCGCCAAGAATGGGCCAAGCTGCGGGACAGGAATGAGGCGCTGGATTGTGCCGTTCTGGCGCGCGCGGCGCTGTGGTTACTCGGCGCCGATCGGTATGGCGAGCGGTTCTGGCAGAGGCTGCGTGAGGACATCGCGAATGCGCCGGTGGATGTGCCGCAGGTGGAAGCGGCTGCGGCATTCCCAGCGCCGGCGCCAAGTCCGGAGCGTCCACCCATGATGCGTCGGCCTGGTTGGTTGGCACCGCGTGGCGGTTGGCTGCGCTGATTACTTTCGGGAGGAAATCATGAGTAACGGGGAACTCCACGCGCGTGAGCGCGAGGATCTGTCGCTGCATGTCGAGCGTTGTGCCGAACGCTATACGGCAGTGCGCGCGGAGATCTGCGGCCTGCGCAAGCAGACACGCCGGATTGAGGGCGCGATCTGGGGCATCGTCGCGGTGCTGGTAGCGCTTGGTGCAGGCGGGGCGCAGATCCTGCCAATCCTGCGCGCGCTGGCGCGCGGCGCGGGCGGGTGATCCGCCTTGGACCCCGCCACCCTCGCTTGGGCGCTGGTGCAGCCCGCGGGCAGCCGCGCTGCCGTGCTGGCCTCTGCCTATACCGGCGGCGTCACCCGCGTGACCTTCGAAGGTCGCACGGTGGAATACCGCAGCCTGGATGAATTGGGTCGCGCCATCGCGGCGCTGTATGGCGCGGAGAATGCTGCGTCCCGGCGCCCGGGCGTGACACTCGCCAGCTTCACAAGGAACGCATGATGAAGCTTCACCTGCGCGCTGCCTGGCAGACCCTCCGGGGTTACGCGGCCGCGCAGGAGAACCGCGCCTCGACCTGGTCACCCTCGGGCGGCAGCGCGAATGGCGAGGTCGGCATGGCCGCCGCCAGCGTTGCACGGCGCGCGCGCGACGCTGTGCGCAATGACCCCTATGCCGCGCGCATCGTGGACCTTTGGACCGGCAATGCGGTCGGTGCGGGCATCACGACCCGCTGGCCAGAGAATGCGCATGGCGTTGCCTGGCAGGCCTGGGCGGAGAGCACCGCCTGCGATGCGGAGGACAAGCTCGATCTCTATGGCCTGCAAGCGCTGGCCATGCGCGCGGTCGTCGAAAGCGGCGAATGCTTCATCCGGCTATTGACCGTGCCGACATCGCCGCGGAACCCGATGGGCCTCAGCCTGCAGGTGCTGGAAAGCGATCATCTGGATACCGCGCGCAATGGCGTGGTGAATGGCGCGCCGACCATCCAGGGCATCGCGCTTGGGGATTTTGGCGAGCCGATTGGCTACTGGCTTTTCCCAACCCATCCCGGCGCCTGGATGCTGCCGGGTGCGCGGCTGGCGAGCAATTTCATCCCTGCGCGCGATGTACTGCATATCTTTCGCAAGCGGCGCCCTGGGCAATTGCGCGATGTCTCCTGGCTCGCGCCCGTGCTGCTCCGACTTCGTGACCTTGGCGATTACGAAGCCGCACTGCTGATGAAGGCCAAGATCGAAGCCTGCCTTGCCGCCGTGGTGACGGATGAGAGCGAGGAGACACTGACTAAGCCGGGCGACGCCAATCCTGGCCTGCTCCGCGATGCGCAAGGCCGCGCGGTGGAAAGCTTTGAGCCTGGGATGATCCTCTACCGGCGTGGCCATGGCGAGGTGAATGTGGTGAACCCCTCGGGCGGAGGATCGCACACCGCCTTTGCGCGACGCTCACTTGAAGCCGCCGCTGTCGGGGCGGGCCTCACCTATGACCAGGTCTCCGGCGATCTGACCCAGGCGAATTACTCGAGCCTCCGCGCCGGCAAGATCGAATTCCGGCGCCTTTGCGAACAGGTGCAATACGGCATGCTGATCCCGATGTTGGTGCGGCCAATCGCCGAGCGCTTTCATGCGCAAGGGGCGCTGGTCGGGCTTTGGGGCGATGTGATGCCCAAGGGTGTCGCGCATGTGCCGCCAGCGCATGAGATGATTGATCCGCTGAAAGACACCACGGCTTTGATCGCCCAGGTGCGCGCCGGCTTTGTGCCGCAGCCCGAAGCCGCCGGTGCCTTTGGCTATGATTTCCGCTCGGCGGTCGAGATGATCCGCGAAGCTAATGCGGCACTGGATGCGGCTGGCATCTCGCTTGATACCGATCCAAGGCGCGTCGCCAAATCCGGCGGCGCGCAGGACGCAGCGCAAATGGCGGCGGTGGAAATCGCGGCCACCGGTGCGGCCGGGGCGGCGGCACCAACGCCGGCAGATACCCAAACAGCATAGGGCTCACGCATGACCGAAACCACCGACCCGGGCGGGAGCGATCCCGCGCCTGTTGATCCCGCTTTGCCCGATCGACTTCCCACCGATGGGCAATCGATCACCGCCCGCCGCGCCATCACAGCACCCGCCACCGTGGATCGTGCCGCACGCACGGTGGAGGTCGTCTGGTCCACCGGCGCGCGGGCGCGCAACTTTGTCCCGTCCCTCGGCGGTATCACCGAGGAACTGGATATGTCGCCCAATGCGGTCCGCATGGCGCAGCTCGGCTCCGGCAATGCCCCGGTGCTGAACACCCATCGCAGCAGCGATGCGCGCGATGTGCTGGGCCGTGTGATAGCTGCGCGGCTTGAAGGCGGGCGCGGCCATGCGCGGCTGCAATTCTCTGGCGCTGCCGATGTAGAACCGCTCTGGCAGCGCATTGCCGATGGGACGTTGCGCGCGGTCAGCATTGGCTATCGCGTGCATCGCTATGACCAGCGCCCCGATCCAGTGAGCGGTGAGATGATCTACCGCGCCGTCGATTGGGAACCCTTCGAGATCTCCATCGTGCCCATCCCCGTTGATCGGGATGCGCAAGTGCGTGGCGCGGCGCCGCAGGGCGCGCCGTCCTTCGCCATTGAACCTGCCCTGCCTGATGAGGAAATCCCCATGACCGAGACGACGCCGGAAACCCCGGCAGCCCCTCCGGCGCCGCCTGCCGCGTCGCCGCCCGCAACCACCACGGTGGAAACACCGCCTGACCTTGAGGCACTGCGCAGTGAGGCACAGCGCGCCGAGCGTGAGCGTATCTCCGGCATTGATGGTGCCATTGACGCCGCCCGCGCCCTGGTCGGCACCGAGACCGCTGCACATATCCGGCGTGAGGCGGTCGAGCGTGGCTGGCACCCGGACCAGGCGCGCCGTTCCCTGTTCGACGCCATGGTGAAAAGCGCTGCACCGCCCGCCATCCCCGCGCGACCGGAAACCGGGCCCGGGCATGACTCGCCATCCGAAATCTTGGACGCCATGGCGGAAGCGCTCGCCGCGCGCAGCATGCCCGGCTACCAGCCGCAGGGTGCGGGGCGCCACGCTGAATTCATGGGCTGGCGGCCTTCGGACATGATCGGCGAATTGCTGAGGGTCCGCGGCGAACGCAATGTCCCGCGCAATCCGACGCTGTTGGCCGAACGTGCCTTTCACACCACCTCCGACTTTCCGCTGCTGCTCTCGGCTGCAGCAAACAAAATGCTGCTCGCTGCCTATCAGCCGGCAGCGCCGAGCTATCGGCAGATCTTCCTCCGCCGTGATTTTCGCGACTTCAAGCCGCACCGGCATCTGCGTGTTGGTGATTTCCCGACCCTCGTGCCGCTAATGGAGAACGGCGAAATCCAGGCTGGCACCATGTCGGAAAGCCAGGAAATCGTCCTGCTGCAAACCTTCGCCCGGCGTATCCGTGTTACGCGGCCAATGCTGGTGAATGATGACCTGGGGGCCTTCACGGATTTCGCTGCCGCCATTGGCCGCCGCGTGGCAGATTTCGAGAATGTCACGGCCTATGCGCTGCTCAATCAGGCGAATGGCGATGGTCCGACACTGACGAATGGCCCGGCTGCGGTGTTCGGCACTGCTGCTGCCCGGTTGAATAAGGCGGCGGCGGGCAGTGCGCTGGACATCAACAACCTTGCCAATGGTCGCGCGGCGATCCTGCGGCAAAAGACGCTGGATGGCCTGCCGATTTCCGTCGGCAATGCCATGAAGCTGCTGGTAGGCCCGAGCCTTGAACTGCCCGCGCGGCAATTGACGGTGAGTGTCGGTGCCACGCAGATCAGCCACGCCAATATCTATGCGGGCTTTGTCCAGCCGCTGGTTGAACCGCTGATCCCGAATAATCGCTGGTACCTCTTTGCCGACCCGCCCACCGCGCCGGTTTATGTCTATGGCTACCTGAACGGTGCCGAGGGACCGCAAGTCACCACTGGTCCGGTCTCCGGCGTGGATGGGGTTGAGGTCAGCGTGATCTTCGACTTCGGCGTCGGTGCCATTGATTGGCGCGGGGCCTGGTTCAATCCGGGCGCCTGAGCCGCATCACCCTTTTTTATCATCGCAATCTCGCAACGGGCGTCCTTCGGGGCGCCTGTTGCGTTTCAGGAGGTTCTTTCCATGCGTAACTTCATTCAGCCGGGCAATAGCCTGGCCATTGCCGTGCCCTATGCGACCGGGGTTTCCGCCGGCCAGGGCGTCCTGGTCGGTGCGCTGTTCGGCGTCGCCGCCGTGGATGGCGTGCAGAACGCCATGATCGAGGCCGCGACCATGGGCGTGTTCGACCTCACGAAGGAACCAGCGCTGGCCATCGCCGCCGGTGTGCGCGTGTTCTGGGACAATACCAACCGGCGCATTACCGCGACCGCCGCTGGTAATTTCCAGGTGGGCATCTCCACCCAGGCCGCGCTTGCTGCCGATGCCACGGTGCGCGTCTGGCTCAACCGCGTTCCGGCGGCGGGGGCGTGAACATGGCTAGTCTGCTGCCGCGCGATCATGAGCGCCTGCAAGGCGTACACCCCCATCTGGTGCGCGTGGTGATTGAGGCGCGCAAGGCCGCACCCTTCATCGTGCTGGAGGGGCTGCGCTCCCGCGAAAGGCAAGCCAAGCTTGTCGCGCTTGGTGCATCGCGCACCATGAACAGCCGTCACCTGACCGGCCATGCGGTGGATCTCGGCTATTGGCTCGATGATGGCGATGGCGTGCCGGAGAATGGTGAAATCCGTTGGGACTGGCCGTTGTACGCGCAACTGGCCAGCGCCGTGAAAGCCGCCGCGCGGCAATGCGGTGTGCCCATCACCTGGGGCGGTGATTGGCCAGGCTTCCCCGACGGCCCACATTTCGAATTGGATCGGGGGAAATACCCATGATCGGCGCATTGCTCCCCGCGCTGGTGCCGATCCTGGGCGATGCGCTGAAACGCCTATTCCCCGACGCCGAGGCGCGCCAAAAGGCCGAGGCGGAATTGAACGCCGCCTTGCTTGCGCGCGCGGGCGAATTGGAAAAGGCGGCCGCCGATATCATCAAGACCGAGGCCCAATCGGAACATTGGCTCGCTGCATGCTGGCGTCCGCTGATGATGATCACCTTTGGCATCTTGATCGTGCTTCGCTGGCTTGGCTGGTCCGCGCCTGGGATCAGTGAGGCCGAGGCGCTCAAGCTCTGGAACATCGTCGAGATCGGCCTTGGCGGTTACGTCATTGGCCGTTCCGCCGAAAAGACGCTGCCGCGCATCGTCGAGGTGCTGAGGCGATGAGCGCCTTTGATACCGCCATGGCAAACCTTATCGCCGATCCACATCTTGGCTGCGATGCTGAGTATCGCCAGGGCGGCACAGCCGCGCCGATCAGCCTGCGCGTGCTGCGTTCCTCGCCCGACCGCATGGCGGATGCTTTTGGCACGGAGGTGATCTCCGCCAGCGATATTCTCTCCCTCGCCATCGCCACTCTGCCTGACCTTGCCGCGGGCGACAGTTTTTCGATTGGCGACGAAGTTCTCACCGTCCGCCACGCCGAACGCGACGCCAGCGGCACGGCCTGGCGCGTCTTTTGCCAGCGATAGGCATACGGCATGAGGCTTGGCGCGCAGCTGGTCGGTGATCTTCGCAAGATGCTGGCTGAAGAACTACGCGCGGGCGAACGCGCCGCCATGGCGGCGATCCGCACTGAGACTGCCGAGGTCAAAGCCGAACTCCGCCAACAGGTCACCACCGCCTTTGCTGGCAATGCGCGTGGCATCGCCAATGCCTGGCGGTCCATCGTTTTTCCTCGGACGGGCCAATCTCTCCGGCCTGCCGGGTTGGTATTCACCAAAGTCCCCAAGGTGATTGATGCTTTTGAGCGCGGCGCGCTGATCCGCGCCAAGGGCGGGCGGAAGTTCCTCGCTATCCCGACAGGCTTTAACGCCGCGCGTGGCAGGCGCGGGCGGGGCGAGAAAGGCATGCGCGTGACGCCAGCGCAGATGGTGGCCTCGGGCCAGGCGTTTCTGCGGCCCTTCAAATCGGGGCGCGGCTTTGTCTGGTGTCTGCCACTCCGCGCCGGGGAACAGACCGGGCGGCGGCGCCAACGCCTACGGTTGATTGCCGGCGGTGTCACCGAGGTCGGCACCGCCCATCGCCGTGGCCGAGAGGCCTGGGCGCGCGGGCTACTCGCGCGCGGCATGGTGCCGATGTTTCTGCTGCTGCCGCAGGTGAAGCTCACAAAACGCCTGGACGTAAAGGGCGCCGCGGAGCGTGGCCTGCGCCGTCTGCCCGGGCGTTTTGTGGCGGCCTGGGCCGCCGAGGCAGGGAGACCGCGATGAGCCTGCGCGAAGCCGCCCTGACCGCCCTGTTCGCGCGCCTGAACGCCAGCCTGGCCGCGCGCAACCCAGCGCCCGTCATCCGCCGCAATGAAACCGTCCCGCAGCGCCTGCCCGCGGGCGGACTGGTTGTGCTGCGCGATGGTGAAAGTGTCTCGGAAACGGCGATCCTATCGCCGCTGGCCTTTGCCATCGAGCATCGCGCGGAGATTGAGGTGCTGGCAGCGGATAATGCGCTGTTGGATGCGCTGCTGGTTGCCATCGCCGCCGCCATCATCGCGGATCCCATGCTGGGCGGCGCGGTGGAATGGGCGCAGCCCGGCAGCGCGGATTTCGAGGATATTGAATTCGAGGGCGCGGCCAGCGCGCGTGCCGCGAACTTGCCTGTCGCCTTGTTCTTTACCGCCACCGGGTCACCGCTGGCCTGATCGCCCACCAGGAGAAACCCATGCCCCGTGCCATTGGTGCGAATGCGCGCCTGCTCATGATTCCTGAGGCCAGCTATGGCACCGCGCCAGGTGGCAATTGGCGGCGCATGCCCTTTCTGTCCTGCAATCTGGGCGCAGAGCAGCCGCTGCTTGATGCAGATGTGATTGGCATTGGCGGCAATCGCGACACCGGCGCGCCGCTTTTGGATACCGTGACGGTGGCTGGCCAGGCGGTGGTGCCGATTGACCTGATCAATTTCGGGCATTGGCTGCGCTTGTTGTTCGGCCCACCAACGACAAGTGGCACAAGCCCGAATTTCATCCATAGCTTTGGCTCGGGGCTTGCAGCGCTGCCTTCCAACAGTATCGAGATCGGCTATCCCGATGTGCCGAATTACGATGTGTGCACAGGCGTACGTGCCGATACGCTGGAGATGGATTTCACGCCGACCGGTGCTGCCAACGCGACGATTGGGCTGCTAGGCCAGGGATCGCTCCGCGGTGCGGCGAGTTCCGGCGGCACGCCAAGCGGCGCGGCCTTTACGACCTTCAACAAGGCGCAGGGTTCCATCACGCGCGCTGGTGCAGCGCTGGCGCAGGTGACCGGCGCGCGGATCAGCTTTTCGAATGGGATGGAGACGGTGCGCACCATCCGCGCTGACCGGAAGGTGGAGGGCGTTGATCCCGGCATTGCGCGCTGCACCGGGCAAATCACGGTGCGGTTTGAGAATACCGTGCTGCTGGCGCAGGCGCAGGGCGGCACGGCCGCGGAATTCGCGATGGCATTCACGATGGATGCCAATCGCAGCCTGACGATCACGCTGCATGAGGTTTATCTGGCGCTGGCCAAGACGCCGATCGAAGGGCCGGCTGGGGTGGAGGCCAGCTTTGACTTCAGGGCCGCGTTCAACGCGACGGCGACGCGGATGATGACAGCGGTGCTGCGGAACCAGCAGGCTGGAACCGAGTATGTCTAGCCGGGATGCAAGCATTCGGATTCAGCGGGCGGATTCAAGACACGGGCTTTGCTAAGCTAATTTTCGGCTCGGCCGAGTACTTTCTTTGTTCGATCCTCGATCGCACTGATTGCTCGATCAGCAAGATCTCTATAACGAAGCGCATCAGTTGGTGTTAAATTAATCCCCGAATGATGTACCGCTTCATTCCGCAGTATTCTCAATTCGTGGATATTTTTTGCCTCTTTGGGAGATAATCCGAGATCAGAAATAAGTGCGGTTATCTGCTTTACCAGCAAGGGACCCTCTCGATTTCCAATAAATCTACCGCCGTATTGTGCTTTCTTCAGTGCCTCTTCGACCCTCAACCAAGCCTGCTGAACGATATATGCAGGGGGAAGTTCTGCCTCAGCCGCGAGCAGCGGAATGTCGCGAACCTTGGACTCAGTTGGTGCTGGAGTAGCCGATGCTTCGGCTTCAGCTTGGTCCAGCCGCTGACCGAAACTCGCTTCAGCGTCCTTCCATTTTAATAGACGAATCCGATCAATCAGGCCGATCAGGCCACCTCGGAGGTACCAAACCACGAACACTGCGGCGATTGGCCAAGCAGATGCCTCGACAATTCGAGCAACGAAGGTTAAAAAATCCAACCTGACCTCCTCCTCCAATCCATGCTGCTTGGAACACCTTGCGATGATAATTTCCAGGGAGGCTAAGCTACTCGCGCCAGCGTTCTTGAGGCAATTGGACTAGTCGTTTAGAGAAAGAGGGCGGACCAGCTCCCATCTCCTACCATCACTGCGCTCGGGTTTCGGTCGAATGCAGAGCTCGTAATCACTATAAGAACTGCCGGAGCTAGCAACTCCGACATGCAGAATCTCCCCGTCATTATAATCTCCGGCGAAGACGACGGTGGCTGGCAGTTTTTTCTCAACACGGACGGTTCGAAGAAGAACGTCTAGTTGATCATCCGAAAGGGTCGGCTGTCCGAATACGCAAACCTCACTTAAGCCAGATCTGTTGCGATTTTAGTACGGCCCCGTCCGGCATCGTGCAAGACCGAGAAGATGCTCCGCGTGCTCTCTGCCGCCTACAGAGCAGCGCGATTTAAAGCCTGTTGAGACCGAACAGCCACGAATGGAAGTCTGCATGCTCACCCTCGACCTCCCGGTCGAGCCATACTGGCTCGACCTGCCGCGCGGCGTTCGCGTGGAGATCCGCCCCGTCACCACCGCCGTGATGGCGGCTGCCCAGGCTGGCTCCGCCCGCCGCCTCGGTGCGCTGCGGGCCGCGGAGGCCGACCTCGACCCCGACATGGCGCGCGGCTTGGCCTTCGCCTTCCTGGTCAAGGCGCTGGCCCGCCATGCCGTCACCGCCTGGGAGGGCGTCGGCGACGCCGCTGGCAAGCCGTTGCCGCTATCGCCCGAGGCCGTCGAGCGCCTGATGGACATGGACGAGATGGCGGCCGCCTTTTGGGATCGCGCCACCGGCCCCGTCGCCGCCGTGGCCCTGGAGGGAAACGGCTAAGGGCCCGGGCCGAATGGCACTTCGGCCAGGGCCCTGACTACTGCCGCGGCTGCGCAGCCCTCGATCGCGACTGCGGCCTGGCTTGTCCCTACGCCGCGCACGCGCCCGCCAGCGTCGAGGGCGCCGCCTGCTGGGCCGCCGGCACCACCTGCGCCGCGGCGACCATGGCCGGCCTCGACCTCGACATGCCGGCCGCGCTCGCCACCGCCCGCGAGATGGGCGCCACCGGCTGGGCCGCCGTCGAGTTGCTCCTGGCCCTGCGCATGGGCCTCGCCGCCGGCGCCGCCGCCCGCCGCACTGATCCCTCCGGATCCTGACCACCCCATCGCAGGAGGCGTGACGCATGGCCGACAGCACGCGCCGCGTCTCGGTCCGGCTGTCGCTGGACGATGCCGCCCGGGTCAAGCAGGAGCTGCGCGAGGTCGGCGAGACCGGCCAACGATCCCTGGAGCGGATCCAGGGCGGTGCCGACCGCGCCTCCCGCGCGCTCGACCTGCTCGATGTCGCCGTGCGCGGCGTTCAGATCGCCGGCATCGCCGCCGGGCTGCGCGCTGTCGTGGTCGCCGGCGACGCGCTCACCCAGTCCATGGGCCGGCTGAACACGACGCTCGGCTCGGTCGAGCGCGCCGGAGAAATCTACGAGCGCCTCTATCGCGACAGCCTACAGACCGGCGTCGCCGTCCGCGAGAGCGTCGACGCCTTCGCCCGCTTCTCGATCGCCGCCCGTGAGATCGGCGCCACCTCCGACCAGGTCGCCACGCTCGTCGGCGGCCTGCAGCGCATCGCCATCGCCTCGGGCGCATCGCAGCAGGAAATCTCCTCTGCCACCCAGCAGCTAGCCCAGGCCCTGGCTTCTGGCACGCTGCAAGGCGATGAACTGCGTTCCATCCTGGAAGGCCTGCCCACCCTTGCGCAGGCGCTGGCGCGGGAGCTTGGCGTTTCCATTGGTGAACTCCGCAAGCTCGGCTCTGAGGGCAAGCTCACCGCCGATACGGTTTTCCCCGCGCTGCTGGGCGCCGTTGAAAAGCTGAATGGCGAATTTGAACGCGCGCCGCTTTCGGTGGGGCGTGCCTTTGGGCAGCTTACCGTCGCGACGGATCAATTCCTTGCCCGGCTGGATCAAGCCATCGGCCTTTCCAATACGCTGGCCCAGGCGCTGTCCGGTGCGGCGCGCGTGCTGGATGGCGTGCGGCGCGGCTCCGGCCTTTTGCTGCCCACCGAGCAGGAGGCCGCGCGCCGTGCGGAGGCTGCGGCGCTGCGCGCGCAAATCGCCCGGCTTGAGGCTGAAATCGAAGGCCAAAGCCTGCCCACCGAACCACGGCGCGGCACCATCCGCAGCGGCCTGGTCGGCACCGCGCAGCAACAAGCCGGGGTGGATCGCGCCGCCCGGCTGGAGGAATTGCGTCGGCAATATCAGGAACTCGCGGAGGAAATCACGCGCGGCGAACAGGCCTCCGGCGAGAGGCAGCAGCGTGAGGCGGAAAGCGCCGCTGCCCAGGCCGCCGATGCTCGCCGCCGCCGCACAGCCGCGGATGCCGAGGAATTGCGCCGCGCCCTCGATGATCGCTTTCGCATCAATAGCGAATATGAGGACCGCGTCCGCCGCCTGCGTGAGGCTGAGGCCGCCGGTGGCATCACCGCCGCGGATCGCAGCCGGCTTGAAACCCTGGCGCTACAGGAACGTGACGAGGCGCTGCGCCGTATTGAAGGCACCACGCGCCGTGTGGCCGCCATCCCGCCCGCTGATCGCGCCGCGGAACGCGAATTGAACGATCTGCTGCGCGAACGCGAAAGGCTGATCCTGGATAATGAGAATGCCTATGAACGCTATCAGCGCCGCCTGGAACGGCTTGGAGATTTGGCGGAGCGTGCCGAGCGCGCTGGCCGGCCCATCCCAACCGAGACCATCGCCCGCGAAGGCGAACGCGCGCTGAACGAATTAGAGGAGGCCGAGCAGCGCATCAAGCGCAGCACGGAAAATACGCGCGATGCAGCGCGGGAATTGGGCTTTGCCTTTTCCTCGGCCTTTGAGGACGCGATTGTGCGCGGCGCCAGGCTGTCTGAAGTGCTCAAGGGCCTGTTGCAGGACATGACGCGCATCATCGCCCGGCGCACAATTACCGAACCCTTGGGGAATGCGGCCTCGGCCGGGCTTTCCAGTATTGGCGCAGGGAATTGGCTGAATGATATCGGCACCGCCATTGGTGGATTGTTCCGCGCCGATGGTGGCCCGGTGGCGGCGGGGCAGCCCTACATTGTTGGCGAACGCGGCCCGGAATGGTTTGTGCCGAACCAGGCCGGCACGGTGCTGCCCAATGGCAGCGCGCCTGCCGGCACCACGATCAATACCTCCATTGCCATTGATGCGCGCGGCGCTGATGCGGGGGTGGAGGCGCGGCTGCGGATTTTGGCCGGGCAGATTGCGCGGCAGTCATCAAGCATGACGCTGGATGCCATTCGCCGGGGCGGCAGCGCTTATGAAACAGTGCGGGGGTAACAGCCATGGTTGAATATGCTTGGCCCGAGGCGCTGCGCCCGACGCGGCTGACATTCTATCTGCAGCACAATACCACGCGCTTTGTCTCGCCCATTACGCGCCAGGCGCAGGTGCTGCGACGCGAAGGTGCGCGCTGGGTGGCGCAGGCGAGCTTTGAACCGCTGGATCGCAGGCGTGGTGGTATTTTGGAGGGGTTGCTGGCGGCGCTGGCGGGATCGCTCAATACGGTCAGGATTTATGACTGGCGGCGGGAATTCCGCAGTGGCGATCCGCGCAGCCAGGGGCAAGTGCCAAGCGGTCCATTCTCCTTTAACGACGCGACGATCTTTACCGATGGTACCGGCTTTGTCGTGGGCTCGGGTAATCCCGCGCTGGCGGCGGGCGCGCCGCGCGGTGCGCTCTCAATCCAGACGCAGGGTTGGTATCCCAATGCGATTGCGATTGGCGCGGGCGATATGATTGGCCTTGCCGGGCGGCTTTACATCGCGACCGAGGCGATCACCGCCTCCGGCACTGGCACCGCCACCATTCCGATTGCACCACCCTTGCGCGAGGCATTGCTGGTGAACCAGCCGTTGGTGCTGACCAAGCCGAGCGTGCCGATGCGGTTGGTATCGGATGATGAGGCCGCGAACCCGACACGCCCGGGCGGCTTTACGGCCATCACCATCCGGCTTGAGGAGGCGCTGTAATGTCCGGCAGCAATCCGTCTCCGCGCCTCACGCCCGCTGCCATTGCCGCTGCAGCATCGCCCGTCGCGGCCCCCGTTGTGTTGGTGGAGCTTGATTTCGCCTCGGGCTTTTTCCGCGCCTGGACGGGAATTGGGCCATTGCATTGGGCGGGCAAGGTGTTTGAGGGGCTCGGCGCCATTGGTGCCGTCAGCGAAATTGAGGAAACAGTCGAATTGCGCGCGGTGCGGTTGACGCTCTCGCTCTCACCGGTGCCGCAGGAGGTTGTGGATATTGCGCTGGCCGAGCGCAGCTTTCGCCTGCGCCCGGCACGGCTTTGGGGCGTTCTGCTGGATGCTGAGGGCGCCTTTGTCGCCGATCCATTCCCGCTTTGGGCTGGGCTGATGGATGTCATGGAAGTGACGGATGGGACCGAGGCGCGCATTTCGCTGACTTGCGAAAGCCGGCTTGTGGATCTCGAGCGCGCCGAGGTGCGGCGCTACACCGATGCCGATCAGCAGGCGGAATATCAGGGCGACAGGTTCTTCGAATATGTGCCCGCCCTGCAGGAAGCAGAGATACGCCTGCCGGCGCAGTGATGCGGCGGGCGGATTGGGCAACGCGGCTGGCGGCGCTGCTGTCGGCGGCGGAAGCGCGTCCATTCGATGCGCGACATTGGAATTGCGCGAGCTTTGCGCTCGCGGCTGTGGAGGCCGTGACAGGTCATAAGCCCAGCGTGACTGTGCGGCCCTGCCTTGAAGCCTCGGCTGATAGCGCGGGCTTTCCGCGCATCGCGCCTACCTATGCGCGGCCTGGCGATATCGTCCTTGTCGGCGATCCGCCGCGCCTTGGCGTGGTGGTCGAAGCAGGGCGCGCCGTCTTTGTCGGACCAAAAGGCCTGACCCACGCGCCGCTTACGTCATGCATTACTGCCTGGAGGATTGGCTGAATGCCCGTCGCTATCCCGATCATCGCCGTCGCCGTCGGTGCAGTCGCCTCTGCTGCTGTCGGTGGTGGCATCATCGGTGCCTTGGTTGGCGCCGGCACTGCCTTTGCCATTACCAGCGTCGGCGGTTCTGTCTTTCCCTCGCGCCCGCCCTCATCCCCCGCTATTCCCAGCCGCGCGGTCGATAATACCACCGCCCCCGGCGCAGGGCGCACGCAATCGTTTCGGCAACCGCTGACGGAACATCAACTCGTCTTTGGCCGCATCAAGGTGGGTGGGCCCATGGTGTTCATCCATTCGGCGACCGATGATCAGGGCCGCGCCGATGGGTATTTCTACACGGTCATCGTGCTCGCCGCGCATCGCGTGCACTCCATTGGCGATGTCTGGTTGGGCGACACGCTGGCGACTGATGCGAAATTCGCTGGCCTGGTGCGGATAGATCGCCATTTGGGCGCGGCGGACCAGGCCGCCAATGCGAATCTGATCGCCGAGACCGGCGGCAAATGGACCGCCAATCATCGCGGCCGCGGGCGTGCCTATGTCGCGGTGCGGCTCAAAATCACCGCCCAGGCCTTTCCCTCCGGCCCGCCCAATATCGCGGCACTTGTGCAGGGCGCGAATACCATTCTGGACCCGCGCAGCAATACGACTGGCTGGTCGGACAATCCCGCGCTTTGCCTTGCCTGGTATCTCACCGCCCCCTTTGGCTGGAAGGCATCCTGGGATGATATCGACATCCCCGCCTTGATCGCCGCAGCCAATATCTGTGACGAGCTGATCGGCACGCGCGCCGGGGTTTATGAAAAGCGCTACACGGTCAATGGCCGTGTCTCCCTTGGTGAGGGAAAGATCGCCATCACGCGCAAGCTGGTGGCCGCCATGGCTGGCGCGCTGGTGGTCTCGGGCGGGCGGTTTTTTATTCATGCGGGCGGACCCGCGCTGCCGACATTCACACTCAGTGCCAATGCGCTGCGCGGTGATGTCACCATCCAGGGCAGCAGGCCGCGCAGGGATCTCTTTAACGGCGTGCGCGCAGTTTATGTGGACCCTGCCAAGAACTGGCAGCCAACCGATGCGCCGCCATTGCTTGCCGCAAATTACGTCGCCGAGGATGGGGGTGAGGCGATTTACCGCAGCATGGAATTTCCGCTGACGACTTCGGTCGCGACCGTGCAGCGCATCATGAAGGCCGAATTGGAACGCAATCGCCGTCAGCGCGAAGTGGCCTTTCCGGCCAATCTTTCTGCGCTGCGGCTGCGCCCCTGGGATAGCGTGACGCTGGCACTGGATCGGTTGGGGCCCTTTCCCGCGCGGGTGACGGGCTGGCGGCTAGCGCCTGATGGTGGCGTGGATTTGACGCTGGCGGAGGAGGATCCTGCGATTTGGGATTGGGACCCGGCCGTGGACGAACGCGCGACCGGCGATAGCCCATCGGTGGTGCTGCCCAACCCGGGCGTGATTGCCGCGCCAGCGACGATAAGTGTGGAAACACCGGCGGGCAGTGCATTCACTGCGCTCAGCATTTCGTGGGCGGCGGTCGGCAGCGCCTATTTGTCCGGTTATGAATTGGAATTTCGCCCTGCCGCTGTCGCGGCCTGGCAGGGCTATGGCGGGGCGCTGAGTGCCACTGCGGCCTCTATCGCCACCAGCGAGCCGACGGCGTTCAGGCTCCGCGCCGTGGCCCGCAGTGGCGCGGTATCTGGCTGGCAGGAGGCTGCCATTCCGGGCGGTATCACCGCGCCAGCAGCGCTTGGCATTGCGGGCGGTGTGCGGCTTTCGGGGATCCTGCCGCCGGAGGTGGTGCGCTTGCAGGTGTTTGAGGCGAGCAGCGCCAATCTTGCCCAAGCGGTGAAGCTGGCTAGCGAACCAACAGCGCTGCCCTGGGACCGCACCGGGTTAAGCGCTGGGCAAGCCCGTTGGTATTGGCTCCGCTCTGTCTCGGCCGAGGGCAATGTCTCCGCGCTGATCGGGCCGGTCACCGCTACCGCAATCTAGGGGCGCTGCCATGGCCGCACGCATCGATGATCTGCTGGTGCTGGGACAGAATATCTCGAAGACCGATCTGGCGAAATATCTGCGCGACCGGGAAGCGGTGCTGCCCTTTGATTTCGGCGGGCTTGGCGATGGCGCGGCAAATGATCGCGCTGCCATCCAGGCCTGCTTTGATCGCGCGGCGGCGGACAGGAAATTCGCCGTCATCCCGCCCGGCACCTGGCGCGTGGATGCGGGCGTCACGCTTGGCGGCGGCGCGCGCGGGCTGATCATGCAGGGGATGATCCAGTACACCGGGGCGACCAATGCGCCGGCCACTGTGCTGACGCTGGGTGATGGCGGTACCATGCGCAACGGGGAAAAGCTCTATCTCGGGCTGCAAGTCACCCGGCAGTTCCAGTCCGATTGGGTCAGTGAGAATGATATCGGCATCCTGGCGCGCAATCTGGATTCCTCGCTGCTTGATCTGCGCCTGGTGTCCGGGTTCACCATCGGGCTGCGCACCCTGGGCGACGGGCGGGGTTTTGAGGATAGCACGCTGAACCTCGGGCGCATTCTGAACAATCGCTACGGCATTGATGCGCATGCCGCGACGGCGACGGCCTGGAATACCTCCATCCGATACTATGGCGGGCATTTCGCCTGCGGCACGGGGATTAATCCGGCGCTGGACCGCTTTGGCGTGCGCTTTTCGCGCGGCGCCGTGGACGCCTATAACAACCACAACCGCCATGTCTTTGACGCACCGAATTTCGAGCTGCGCCAGCTTGATCCCAATATCGCCATACCATTTTTGAATGAGACAAACGGCACGGCCATCATCGCGCGCAACATGCGGATGGAGGGGTGTTCGCCCTTTGCCGCGCGCCACACCGCCGCCGCCACCGATTGCGAATATGATGTGGCCTGGGCGCAGAGCTATTCGATTGGCGTGGACTACACGCCAAGCGCGACCCGCGCCGGCAATGCCGTATTCAACCGTCACCGCGCGCCGACATCGCGGCTGACGCGGCTGCTGGCGCATATCCCGAATATCCGTGCCGCTGCTTTCTGGCAGAGCAGCACGGAGATTGGCGTGGAGGGCGCCTGCATCATGGCGACTTCCACTACCGCCGAGACCACCATGGCCGCACTTTCCTGGAACGGGCTGAATGGCATCACGCCGACAGCGCGCGGCCTGCTGCTGAACCCCAATCGCGGTATCGGCTTTGTGGTGCAAACCACCCACGCCAAGGAATTCGCGCTGGCGCATTGGTTGGTGGGCGGTGCGGATGGTGGGCGGCTTTGTCTGCGCTGCTTTGATGGCGCCGGCATTGTGCGCGAGAACATCGCTGGCGATGCGCTCGCATCCGGCACCACGCTGCAATGGGCGCCAACGTCCAAATCCTGGCAGGCGGGCGCGGTGATGCAGGAGAGCGACCTGAACCGCCGCCAGACGGTACGCTTTGGGCCGGAGGTTGCCTTTGCGCAAATCGGGATCATCGGCTTTGATGGGCAGATTGAGGTGGAAGCCTTGCGCCTTTACGGCCTGCCCGAGGACGCGCCGGCGATCCTGTCCGGCTGCCCTGCGCTGCCCGCTGGCGGGAGGACGCTGATGTTCTCCGCCAGTTGGGATCTGCCGAGCATGCCGCCGAGCGCAACTACCAATGCGGATGTGACTGTGCCTGGCGCAAGGCGGGGGGATTTTGCCGATGCGTCGCTCGATACCAGCAGCATTGCCTTTGTGCTGGACTGTCATGTCTGGTCGAACGACAAGGTGCGCGTGACAGCGCGGAATGTGAGCCTTTCCACGGTGGACCTGCCCGCGGCGGCGCTGCATGTGCAGGTGGTGAAGCGAAGGGTGGGGTGAGGTGAGGGGGCGCAATGAATGCCCCCGGCGAGGACGCCGCTATCAGCCGGGACAGCCTGCCGCTGGCGTAGCGCGGGTTCAGGGTTGTGGAGAGGGCGTGAGGGGTTTGGTTGCAGCGCCAAAATTGAACAACCGCGCTAACATACAATCCACATTGGGTTACGATGAGCCGCAAATCCTCCGCTACCCAAATCACCAGTTTGGTCCCATAGGTGCTGACGTTGGACACGCTGTGCCAATCCCCACAAGGATGGATAAAAAAAGCAAATTAATCTTGACTTCGCGATTTCGATATTGCAGCGTTTTGATGTCTTGGAGCCAAGGGTGCGCCCAGTCGCATCTCCGCAGATCTCAACCGAACAGGGATGGAAGGACCACGGTTCCATGTCAGCCAGCAGCGAAGGAATGACCGCTCCATCGCTTCCCAGCGGTGGCGGTGCTGTTCGGGGGCTTGGCGAAACCTTCAACCCAGACCTGCACACAGGGACCGGCAATTTTAGTATCCCCATCCTGCTGCCGCCCGGGCGAAACGGCCTCCAGCCGAGCCTCTCGTTGTCCTACAGTACCGGCAATGGGAACGGCCCCCTGGGAATGGGATGGTCCATTGGCGTGCCTGACGTGGCGCGACGTACCTCACAGGGACTGCCGCGCTACGACGATGCGAAGGATGTGTTCGTTCTTTCGGGCGCCGAGGATCTTGTGCAGGTCGCATCCGCACCCGGCGAAACCAGCTTCGTACCTCGCACCGAGGGTCTATTCGCGCAGATACGCCACCTCTGCGCCGCGAACAACGATCATTGGGTAGTGGAGGGCAAGGACGGTCTGACCAGCATTTATGGCACGCCCGGAATGCGAGGGGCGGACCCGGCTGTTGTCGCCGACCCGCGCGACCGGTTGCGGATCCAGGCATGGCGACTGACCGACACGCGTGACAGCTTCGGGAACCACATCTCTTACGGATATGTGCGCGACCTCGCCGCCGACGGCGACCGTCACTGGGATCAGCTCTACCTCTCCACCATTCGCTACGCCGATTTCGAGGAAAATGGCACGGCGAAACACCTCGTATCCGTCGAGCTGGAATACGAGGATCGCCCCGACCCTATTTCGGACCGCCGCAGTGGCTTCGAGATCCGCACACGCAAGCGCTGCAAGCGCCTTCTGGTGCGCACTCACGCAGGAGCAGACAGGCTGCTGCGCAGCTACGAACTTCGCTACGCGGATGATCGTCCCGAGGAGGCGAATTGCGCGCCCCCGAACCGCGCATCGCTGCTCGTCGGTGTGACCGTGTCTGGACATGACGGCCCGGCGACGCAGGCACTGCCGCCGTTGCGCCTCAGTTACACGCGTTTCGACCCAAGCCGCCGCGATCTGCGAGCGCTCCACGGCGAGGACTTGCCTGCCAGCGGCCTCGCGAGCCCTGAGATAGAACTCGTGGACATGTTTGGTAATGGATTGCCGGACCTGCTTGAAATGAATGGCGTAGCGCGGGTCTGGCGCAATCGGGGAGGCCGCTTTGACCTACCGCGCCCGTTACACTCTGCCCCCACCGGACTCTCGCTAGGCGCCCCCGGCGTTCAGTTGCTCGATGCGGATGGCGACGGGCGCAGTGACCTGATGGTCACCTCTGGCCCGCTCTCCGGACACTTCCCCATGCGCTTTGGGGCAGAGTGGGACCCTGGTTCCTTTCGGCGGCACCGGCTGGCCCCGAGCTTCGACCTCAAGGGTCCAGAGGTGAAGCTGCTTGACCTTGACGGCGACGGCGTGACGGACGCGCTGCGCGCTGGCACACGGCTTGAATGCTTCTTCAGCGACCGGCACGCCGGCTGGAGCCGCACGCGCGTGGTGGAGCGCGGGAAGCTGCCGATGGCCAGTTTTTCCGACCCGCGACTGCGTTGGGCCGATATGTCCGGAGATGGGCTGCTGGATTGCGTGATGCTTTACGGGCGGCTCGTCGAATACACGCCGAACCTCGGGCACGGCGACTGGCAAGCGCCCGTGCGGATGCGGGCGGTGCCGGAGCTGCCGCTCGACACTGACCCACGGCGACTTTTGCTTGGGGACCTGGACGGTGATGGCTTAGCCGACCTCGTCCTCGTCGAGGACGGCCGCATCACAATATGGCTGAACATCGCCGGCGAGGCGTGGAGTCCACCCGTCCGCATAGATGGGACGCCCCCTGTCACCGACATGGCGGAAGTGCGCCTCGCGGACGTGCTCGGCACTGGCGTCCAGGGGGTGCTCTGGTCTCGCCCGGCCATGACCGGGGCGCGGAACCGCTTCTTCTTCCTCGACCCGATCGGCGGCAAGAAGCCGTACCTGCTGTCCACCATCGACAACCGGATCGGCGCTGTCACAACCATCAGTTACGCGCCTTCGACCCATTTTTTTTTGTTGGACGAAGCAAGACCGTCGACCCGCTGGCGCACCCCCCTGCCTTTCCCAGTGCACGTCGTCGAGGGCGTGGAGGTTGAGGACCGTCTGTCGGGAGGCCGACTGACGACGGAGTACCATTATCGACATGGCTACTGGGATGGGGAGGAGCGGGAGTTCCGCGGCTTCGGCCTCGTCGAACAACGCGACACCGAAAGTTTTGAAAGCGCCGCTTCGGCGACGGATGCCATCGCTTCTCTGCTTGCGCGCGAGCATGTCTCACCACCCACGCTGACCCGGACTTGGTTCCATCAGGGCGCGGTCGAGGACGGCGTAGGCGGCTGGACAGAGAGCGATCACAGCGAGGAATACTGGTCGGGCGACCCGCCGATGCTCGGCCATGGCAAAGGCATCGCTCGGTTCTTGCGCAGCCTTGGGCAAGGCGAGCCGGCACGCCCAGAGGCGGCGCGCGACAGGCGAGATGCGCTGCGTGCGCTCCGCGGCAGGATTTTGCGAACCGAGGTCTATGCCCTGGACGGCGCAGCATGGGACGACAGACCTTACACGGTGACGGAACACGCGCATGAGCTGCGCGAGGAAATGCCCCCGGCGGAAGGCGAAATTCGCCGACGCGTCTTTCTTCCGTTCGAGATAGCGAGCCGCACCACGCAGTGGGAACGCGGCGACGATCCGATGACCCGGCTCGCCTTCAGCCCGCAACGCGATGCATTCGGGCAGGTCTTGCGCGAGGAAGCGATCGCGTGCCCACGCGGTTGGCGCAACCTGGGCGACCGGCCAGCGGAGCCTTTCCTCGCAACCATCGCTGAGACCAGATACGCCGAACCCGTGCCTGGCCGGCACATGCGGGACCGCGTCGCGCTTCGTACAACATGGGAGGTGACGGGTACCGCCGGGAAGACAGTGGCCGAGTTGCGGCTGGATGCGGCATCCGGCATCGGACTCGCGGTGGTCGCGCATGAGGTCAACTTCTACGATGGTCCTGCCTTCGTCGGGCTGCCCTTTGGGCAGGCCGGCGAGCATGGCGCGCAGACCCGCACCGAAACGCTGGTAGCGACCGAAGCGCAATTCAAGGAAGCCTACGGCGTCCATTGCCCCCCCTGGATCGCGGCAGGCGGTCAGGCGGCCTGGCCGAACGGCTACCCACAGGCGTTCCGTGCCGCCCTGCCGCCTGGCGCCGGCAATGTTCTCCGCAACGCCGCGCCCTTCCTGCCCGGCTGGTACGTGGCATCCGACCGCCGCGAGCATGATTTCCAGGCTGGCCTGCCACCGCTTGGCCTGCTCGTGGCGCGGCGTGACCCGCTTGGACACGACACCCGCATCACCCACGAAATGCCCTGGGCTGTGTTGGTGAAGACGGTGACCGACCCGGCTGGGCTAGTTACCAGCGTGGAGAATGATCCGAGGCTCCTGCAACCACGGCGCATCACAGACGCGAACGGGCAGGCTACAGAAGTCGCCTTCACGCCGCTCGGACTTGTCGCGGCGGTGTTCGCTCGCGGTCGCGACGGCGAGGGCGATGGCGCGAACCCCTCAATCCGCATGGAGTATAATCTCGACGCCTTCGCACGGAGTACCCCTGAGGCGCCGCAGCCGATCTCTGTCCGCACGATACGGCGCATCCATCACGACGGCGACGCCCAGGCGAGCGCGGCGGAGCGGGCGGAGACGCTCGAACGGGTGGAGTATTCGGACGGGTTTGGCCGCGTGCTGCAGACGCGCGAACAGGCGGAGGACGCGCTGTTCGGCGACACTCTGTTCGGCCACGGCCTGATTCCACCGCAGCCGGGCCAGGCGCCAGGCGATATCGTTGGCCGCCAACGCGCTCCCGGCGATCCGCCGAATGTCGTCGTCAGCGGTTGGCGCGTGCACGACAACAAGGGGCGGGTGGTTCAGGCCTTTGAGCCCTTCTTCTCGACCGGTTGGGACTACCGCACCCCCGCGGCGGAGGCCAAGGCGCGCGGCCGCGACACGGCTGGGATGCGCGTGACCACCTTCTACGACCCGCGCGGCCAGGCTGTGCGGGTGGTGCAGCCCGATGGGTCGGAGACGCGTGTGGTCTTCGGCATCCCGGGCGCGACTGGCGTTCCCGACTTCGCCTCACCCGACAGCTTCACGCCGACGCCCTGGGAATCCTGGAGCTACGACGCGAATGACAATGCAGGCCGCGCGCCGGCAGGTGGCACCGCGCCGACCCACCACCACGATACCCCCTCGAGCATTGTGCTGGATCCTCTCGGCCGCGTAGTGGAGGCAGTGGCGCGCAACCGTGCGTCTGTCGGCGATCCCATCGAGACACACCGCACGCGGAGCCGCTACGACATCCGCGGCAATCTAATTGAACTGGTGGACCAGCTCGGACGCACGGCCTTCCGCTACGCTTATGATTTGGCAAACCGGCGGCTGCGCGTGGATAGCCAGGATGCCGGCCTGCGGCTGACCGCACACGATGCGGCGGGGCGCCCGATCGAGGGGCGCGACGCCAAGGGGGCCTGGACGCTCCATGCGCACGATGCGCTCGGCCGCCCGACGCGGACCTGGGCGCGCGACGGGGCTGGGGCAGCGTTGGCCCTGAGGGAAAGCCTGGAATACGGCGATGGCGGTGATCCGGCGCAGCCGCCTGTAATGCGGGCACAGCAGCAGGCTGCCAACCGCCTCGGCCGGCTGCATCGGCATTTCGATGAGGCCGGGCTGCTGACGATTGAACGCTACGACTTCAAGGGTGGCATCGCCGAGAAGTCGCGACGTGTGCTGTCGGACGCGCAGATGCTGACCGGCGCGCCGGTGGATTGGGAGCCGCCGCCCGCAACCACGCAAGAGGCTCATGTCGCGGCGCTGCTCGCCCCGGAGGACTACGTCACGTCGCAGCGGCAGGACGCGCTGGGCCGGCTTGCGCGCCTGACTTATCCGCGGGACGTCACCGGCGCGCGGAAGGAGCTGCGCCCGCGCCACAACCGCGCCGGTGGGCTTGAAGCGATGGAGCTGGACGGCCAACCCATCGTCGCGCGTATCGCCTATGACGCGCGCGGCCAACGCAGCGTCGTGGCGTATGGCAACGGGCTGGTCACCGTCCTGACGCATGACCGAGCGACTTCGCGCCTGACGCGCGCCTGGACGGGTGCCTGCGCCGAGCTGGGCGGCGGAGCGCTGGGCTGGCGACCGCAGGCGCCAGCCGCGCCGCAGCTCGACCTCGGCTACACATATGATCTGGTCGGCAACATCTTGCGGATTGCCGACCGTACGCCGGGATGCGGGACGTTGAACGGGCCGGCGCCGGCGCGCGACATGCTGGACCGACGATTCGACTATGACGCGCTGTACCGCCTGCGCCGCGCGACCGGGCGCGAGGATTCGGCCATCCCGGTGCCGCGCCCCTGGGATGATGCACCGCGCATCGGGTATGGCAGCGGCCAGCACGGCACGCCGGACCAGGACAACGCGCCGAACCTCACCCGCTTCTATGTTGAGAGCTACCGCTACGACCCCGCCGGCAACCTGCTGGCGCTGCGCCACGAAAGCGGCGGCGCGGCCTGGGTGCGTCGCTTCGGCATGGGCGGGCTGGCGCCCGATGCGTGGGAGGCGGCGATCGCGCCGCATCTCGAAGGGCGGGCTTGGCCGGCGGCGCCAGGCAACCGCCTGACGCATGTGGCCGATGGCGCGGCGCTGCCCGCGGTGACGCATCGCTACGACGCAAACGGCAATCTGGAGGAGGAGACGGGCTCCCGCCGCTTCGGCTGGAACTGGTCGGACCGGTTGGTGTCCTTCCGCGAGCAGGCCGGCGCCGGGCCGGCGAGCCTTCAAGCGTTCTACCTGTATGACGCGGCGGGGATGCGCGCAAAGAAGCTGGTGCGTCGGCAGGACGGCAGCCTGGCGGTGACGGTGTATGTGGATGGGCTGTTCGAGCACCACATGCGCGTCTCGCCCGGCGGTGCGCGGCGTGAGAACAACACGCTGCATGTGATGGACGATGCGTCGCGCGTGGCGCGGATCCGCGTGGGGCAGGGCTTCGCCGATCAGGGGCGTGGGTTCGGGCAGGACGCCAGCCCGGCTCTCGTCTACGAGCTCGCCGATCACCTCGGATCGACGACGCTCAGCTTAGACGAGGCGGGCGCCTGGGTGAATCGGGAGGAGTTCACGCCCTACGGCGAGACGAGCTTCGGCGGCTATGCGCGGAAGCGGTATCAGTTCGCGGGCATGGAGCGGGACGAGGAGAGCGGGCTAGCGCTGCATGGGGCGCGGCATTACGCGCCTCATCTGGGCCGGTGGACTAGCTGTGATCCGGCGGGTGCGATGGACGGCCATAACCTTTACGCGTTTGTCCGCGGCAATCCCATTGGCCTTGCGGATCCGACCGGAACCGCAGCCGACGACGCGCCGGGACTCAAGCGATCCAACGACCAAGCTGCTGCGAATTTGCCGACAGGCGTGACGCAGAGCATTGGCCTTTCCAGCAGTCCGGCCGCGTCCTCGGATTCCAGCCAGCAAGCAGCTCCTTCCGCTCGCCCGCCGCCACCTCCGGCATCCAAGCCTCCCACGCCCAGCCCAGGCATCCTGTCCTCGTTGTTTCCGAGCCATATGTCGGGCGCGACCCGCCCGCCGCTCTCGCCGGCCCTGTCCGCTCACCAAGGATGGCAGGCTTGGCATGCCGAGGCCACGCAGCAGGCCATCTCGGGTGCGGCGCACGCAAATCTCGTGCGCACTGCTGCCCTTTCGATCATTGCCGGGGGTGCCGCCGCCGGTCCGGCCCTGGCCGAAGTGGTGCCTGCGGCCGCTCAGTCCCTCGCTCTGCCACCGGGCGCCCTTGCAGCCAAAGGCGGCCTCGCCTCGCTCGCGGCCGCCACTTACGTCACATTGGGGGAAACGTCCTTCTGGCTCACCAATGTGGCCGTAGGAGGAGGCGCCACGATCGGCGTCGCCTCCCCCGCTCGACGCGTCATGGAGGCCGGAATACCCGGGGCACCCATCTACGGGGCTGCAGCGGCGCGGCTCAGCAGCAATCCGGCCGTCGTGCAGACCCTGGCCGAGCCGCTCCGGCTCAGCTCGAACTTCCTCTTTGCCGCCGTGCGGAACCCGAGGCTCGCCCCGGCTGTGTACGGGAAGGCCTGGGAGCGGCTGTGTATCCAGGCCACGCCCAACGTGGAGAAGGTGCTCGGTGGCGCACGCCAAGCCGACGCGATCGTCCGTTTGGCAGGTCAGAGCGTCAAGGCGGATTGGACGACATTCGCGCAACTTGAGGCGCACGCCGCGCGCCCCACCTACCAAATCGGGCCATGGGTCTTTTTCCTCGGCGGCGGCATGCCTTCCGGCTGGCTGAAATGACCGACGGAAGAAGCCCGAGTTGCGCTTACCCCACCACAACCCATTACGCGCACCACTCGCGGTGCCACGACGGGACTTGAGGCCATGAACCCCATCCCCCTCCTCCAGCGCTACCTCGCGCAGTTCCTCTCCCTCGCGCTTTCGCCCGAGGACGTCCGCCTCGGCGCAGCCGGCACGCTCGGCCCCGCGACGCTCGACGCCGTCGAGGCCTTCCTCGACCGCGCCGGCCTCATCGCGCCGCCGCAGCTCCGCCCGCGCTCAGGCGAATGGGTAGACTGGCTTATCGGCGAGCTCGAGGCCGCGCTCGGCGCGCGTCGCACGATCTCTGGCCGCGTCGTCGGCCTGCGCGGCAATGGCATCGCCGGCCTGCGCGTCGCCGCGCTCGAACGCGACCTGCCCTCAATCGAGCGCCGCCGCCCCCCGTCCGAGCTCGGCCACGACATCAGCGGCGAAGGTGGCCGCTTCGATATCCGCTACGCGCCGACCCCCGAGGGCGAGGGCGACGAGGCCGCCGCCGCGGATGTCAGCCTCGCCATCGCCGACGCCGCCGGCGAGCCGGTTGCGATCATCGAGCTCCGGCTGGACGGCAAGACGCTCGACGATCCGCACGCGATCCTCTTCAATATCCCGCCGCGCTGCGAGATGCAGGTGACGGTGAACGCGGAGACGCTGCGCGGCCTCTCCGAATACGAACGCCTGCTCGCGCGCATCGCGCCTGCGCTGCGCGACCTCGCGCCGGCCGAACTGACCGCGGAGGACGTCGCCTTCCTCGCCGCGGAGGTGCCGCTATCGGAGCAGGACCGGCAGCGCGTCGAATGGCTGCGCCGCGCGGCAGCCTTGGCCGAACGCTCGGGTCTGCCGACGGAAGCATTCTATGGCTGGGGCCGGCTCGATTTGCCGGACCGTTTCACGAGCCTCGCCGCAACGCCGCCCGATCGTCTGGAGGAGATCCTCGCTCGCCTTGCAGCCTTGGATCCCGATCAGCGCCAGAAGTTTCTGGAAGACGCCGTCGCGAAGGAGATCATACCGGAGCGGATCGCTGGGATGCGGGACGTGCTGGAACGAAGTCTCGCACAGTCACGGCCGATGCGCCGCGTCGGCACTGCGCGGCTGGTTGACAGGGAGGACGGCGCGCCGCTTCCAAACCTTGAGGTAAGCTTCGGGCCTCCTGGCGGCCAGGCGCACGCAACCATACCCTCCGACCCACGCGGCTACGTGCCGATCCTAGCACCGCCAGATGGCGATGCGGCTGGTACAGTGCTGGTCCTCACCGTGCGCGGGGCGGAGGACGCACCGCGTCTGGAAGTGCAACTGACCCTCCCACTCGCGGAGGAGGTGATCGAATTGCGCGTGCCCAGGCCGGCGCCGCCCGATGCGCCAGACATAGACGCGCTTGACGCAACGGCTAAGCTCGCCCTGCCGGCCGGGCTCGCTGCCGCACTCGCAAGACAGGGAGTGCGGTCGCTCGCTGAGATTACCCGACGCGGCGGCCTATCTGGCCTCGCCGGCCTTCCGGTGGCGGATGGTCACCCGTCGCTGAAACTCCTCGAGGCCCACGCCGACTTGCTCCGAGCTTCCGACGACGTCCCCGCCAACACCGCCGTGATCGAGGCCGGCTTCGATGGTATCGCCGCCGTTGCCATGGCGCCGCGGGCGCGCTTTGTTGCGGCGCTCGGCCCGAAAATTGGCGACCTCGTGGCGGGGCAACTGCATGCGGCCGCCGGCGCACAGACGGCCCTGCTGAACAACGCGACCTTTGCTCTTGCAGCCGAACGGGCGAACGGGCAGGCCGACCCCGACGCGGCAGAGGTCGTCCTCGGGCCCGAGCGCTGCGAATGCCGAGACTGCGAGACCGCGGTAAGCCCACTCGCCTACTTGGTCGACCTTATCGCCTTCGTCGAGCGGCGCGTCTCCGCTAACGGTAACCCAGCGACCGTCTCAATACTGGAAAGCGCTTTCCATCAACCCATCGCCACGTTGCCGGCCAAGTGCGGCGAAGTGGACCGCGAGGTGCGCCAGGTCCGCATCTGCATCGAGGTAGTGCGCGCTGCGCTTGGGCCGCGGCCGCTTGCCAACGCGGCGGACGAGGCCGCGCTGGCGGCGGCGGAGGCGGCTTACAGCCTCGCGGCCTATGAGGCGCTTCTACTGCGGCTCGGCACCTCGTCGGCCGAGATCCGGCTCGCCGCCACGGCGGACGGAGCGGCACGCGCTGCGCTCGCCGAGCGGTTGCAGGTTCCGCTGGCGAACTTAAACAAGCTGCACATCGACTTCACCAAGCCAAGGCCAAAGCCAGAGCCAGGGCCAGAGGCCGAGATCGAGGCTAATTTCGGCATCCGTGACACCACCAAGGCCCCCCTCGATTCTGAGGTCGCTTCCAACCTCCTCAACTGGCGGCGCGATGCGTTGCGCGAGGCTTGGCGCCGGCAGGACCAACCAGACGACCGCTACGCGCCGCGCCGTGTCACGGCGCCGCTGGCCGCGCTACCCCCAGCACTTGTCGGCCCAGGCGCCTTGCCGAAGCCGCTCTCCTTCGATGAGGCGGCACAGCTGCTCATTTGCGACGGTGAGATGTTGCGCGCAGATTTAGAGACGATGGCAGGCTTGGCGCCCAGCCAAGACTGGCAGCGCGCGCTGCGCACCCTCTATGCTGCGGCGCGCTGCCTGCCCGCAATTGACCCGGACCTTGTAGGGCCGGACGACCTGCGGACACCACGTCCGGGCGAGGCGGCCTTTGACCTTTGGACGAAGCGCCGGGACTGGGTGGACGCGCGCCTCGCGGTCCTGGCAGCGAAAACGAAGGTAAAGGACGGGACCAAGCTGCCGGACTTCGAGGAAATGGTCGCCGAGATGGCGAAGCCGCTCGACTATGCCGGCAGCAAGCTCGAGCCCTGGCCTGGTGTCATCCCTGACCTCACCGCGCTTGGCGCCGCGCTTTCGGGCACAGACGCCGAGCTGGCTCGCTTCCGGCTGGAGCAGGAGCTGAACTTGAGTGAGCCAGCGCTGGGCAGGCTGCTGGCGCTCCGCGGCAAGTTGGCGGCCCGAATGGCCGACGTTCGGACGGAGGCGCCGAGTGCGGCGGAGGCGATTGAGGTCCGCTCCATACTCGTACAGTCCATGAAGGCTAGGTTCTCCGAAATCTGGCGTGCCGAGGAGGTGGCAGCGGGCCTGCGCTTCGGCCCTGCCATCTTCTGGCCATCCCTAACGACGCCCGTCGAGGGCGCGTGGCCGCCGGAGCCGCGTCCGGCACCCTTGCTCGATCCGCTACGCATGGAGGACACGGATCTGCCGGACCCGGTGGCGGGCGAGGCGGCTGCGGGGCTTTTGGCGGAGCGGCGCGCGCAGCTCGCTGCGGTCAAGGCGGAGCTCCGCAAGGCGGCGGAGGCACGCGACTTCGATCTCCTGTTCCGGGCTGCGCTCGGCGACCCGAAGCCCGGCAACAACCTACAGCACGACATTGACCAACTGCGAGCGGATCTCGGCAGCTCGGTGCAAGCGACGGCCGACGAGGCCCAGCGGCGGGTGACGGAGGATCTCGGGCTCCGGATTGAGGACTTCCGGCGGCTCCTCGCGATTCGGGCAGCCGCGGCCGCCAAAGCGATCCCGCCGACGGCGGCCGACTGGGACGAGGCGGTGGCCCTGCTACTCCCTGCGAGGATCGCCAAGCATGAGCGAAACGTGTGGCGGGAGAAAGAGGGCGAGAAGCCTATCGGGCCCCTACCCTACTGGGCGGCGCTCAAGGCTCGCCTGCCGCCATGGCGTACCTCGGCCGAGGCGAGGGCCGCCTGGCAGACCGCGCTCCGCGCGCGGAGCGAGGCGCCCGTCCTCGACCCGGACCTCATCGTGCCGGGTGACCTCCGCGCGCCCGTTAAGACCGATGCTGCCTTCAAGGTCCTCGACGCTCGCGAGAAGGCAGTGAATGCGAAGCGTAGCGAGTTGGCAAAGCTCGCAAAGTCTGCGATCGGGTTCGACGCGCGGCTCACGCAGGTTCTCGGCTACGGGACGGCGCACCTTCTCGGCATTGCCGCGGCCCGCGATGCAGGACGCGCTGTAGCCTCCCGGCTCGCGCAGCTGCGGATCGACTTTGCGGGCTTCGGCCTGCTTGAGCGCGTGGCGCGCCTCCTAAAGGTGGGGGCCGGAGTGACCTCCGCCGAGTGGGACGCGGCGCATGACGTGCTGCTCGTTGCATGGAAGCGGCTGCAATCGGCGGACTGGCTCGAAGAAGAGCGGAGGGCCGGAGTATTGCTTGGGCCGGACATCTTCCTGCCGCCGGCGGCCGACGATACCGGATGGACCGCCAACCCATGGCGCGCGCCAGCCTCCGCGCGTCAGGCCTTCCGCGACGCTCTCCAGGCGCGGTTCGACGCCGACACGTCCGTCGCCGCGGCGATGGCGGCGGTGGTCGATGGGGCGGAGGAGGCGGTTCTGCCTGCACTGCGCGATGCGCTCGTCGCGGCGCTCCCGCAGCCGCCAGGCGCTCCGACCGATGCCGTGAGCCGGCTTGAGGCCGGGGCGAAGTGGGTCGGCGCCAATCTCTTGATCGACGCGCGCACTGGTGCCTGCGCAAAAACAACCCGCATCGCGCAGGCAATCGAGACGCTGCAGAGCCTTGTCCTGATGCTGCGCGCGGGACAGGCGGGGCCGGCGCTCGCGGGTTGGGCGCTAGACATCGCGGAGCACGACCGGGAATGGCCATGGATGGGCAGCTATGCGGCGTGGCGCTCGGCAGCGTTCGTGCAGCTCTATCCGGAGAATTTGCTCCATCCGGTGCTCCGGCGTGACAAGAGCCCAGCCCTGGCGGATCTGCTAAAGGCGACGAGCGGGGCGATCGGCCGAAAGGATGCCTGCGCGGCCGCGCGCGACTACGCGACTTACCTGCGCGACGTTGCCCGCATGAGCGTCGAGGTGACATGCACGGCCCGAACCGTCGTGTCGGAGGGTGGCGACTGCAACCCACCGCAGCGTGATGAGCGCTGCTTCTTCTACATGTTCGGTCTCGGCGACGCCTCCGGGCGACCGTACGTCGCGCGATACGACGTGCAGGGCGGTGGGCAGTCGTGGTGGACGCCGATCGACAAAGTACCGGGCTTCGATAACCTGACGGCGCTCATCGGCGCTGTGCCGTACCGAACCAGCGCCGGCCGACGCTTCATCTTCCTGATCGGCCATCGCGAGGCCGCCAACGAGAGCGGGCTGGTATGCGCGAAGTACGATCTGGACGGCGGGGAGCCCCTGAGCAACTGGGGGACGACGATGCCGGACCTGAAGATGCCAGCGTTTGACAACCGCCGCTTCAATGCCGTCGTCAAGCAAACTGACGACGAGGACGAGCCACCTCATGTCGTCGTGCACAATCCAAATGGCGCGGGCACGACCTACATGGAGTGCCACATGAACGCGGCTGGTACAGCCTGGGACGGCGAATTCCGGCCGCTTCAACTTTTTGGCAACGACTATCGCCCCCCGGTCGGGATGATTCGCTTTCGCGAGAACGATTTCGTGCTCATCGTACAGGGCGGTTGGTTGGGCAGCTATTGGTGCTACCGGAGTACGGATAGTCTGAGTCCACAGCGCTACCGCATTAATCCCAATGCCCATTACAGCTTTGGCGGGCGCTACGTAGGCGCCTTCGCATGGAAAGGCATCGACGGCGTCTTTCTGCTAACAAATGACACGCCACCGAAGCAGAAGTTCGGCTCCAACGTGGCCGTTGACGACCCGAACTTTAATTTGGCCGTTGGACCGGACAGTTTCCGCTTGCTCGAGCCTGACGAAAGCCTGGGCTCCCATCCGCAACAACTCACGGCCACGCTCTTCCTCTCCTCGCCGTTTCCCCTTGCGGGGATGTCGCAGCAGCAGGACGGGGCCTTCGGAACCGGCAAGCGGTTCCGCCAGGTGCTGCCGAGCTGGGGCGCGACGGACGACACCGTTGGAAAATCGGCGCGCTTCGTCTATCGCTCGCTGCCGCGGACGGAACACCACCGTCCAATGCTAATTCGGCAGGTCGGAGCACCTCGCCCAAGCCACTTCATGCGCGATCTTGCGCCGCAGCCGGTGCTGCCGGACGCGAATGGGCCGCTCGACCTGCCGATTAGCCTCACTCGGGAGCAGCGTGAGGTCCGGCGCACACAGCAGCAGAGCGCCGCCGCCTCGATCGAAGCCTATCCCGCGTGGCTTCGCGCCTACTTCGACGAAGCCTGGTACAGTGCCCGTGTTGCCCTAGGTCTCGCTTTGCACCGTAGCCGCGAGTACGAAGCAGCGCTCGACTGTTTGCGTACGGTTTTCGACGATACTGCGGCGCTCGGTAGCCGGAAGATCCACCCCGGACTTGTGGCCGAGGAAAAGCTACCCGTGACATTCAAGCGGGCCTTGGATTGGCTGCTCGATCCGCTTGACCCCCATGCGATCGCCGCCACGCGGCAGAACACCCATACCCGCTTCGTCCGGATCGCCATCCTGCGTTGCCAGCTCGATTGGGCCGACGAGGAGTTCACCCGGGACACGCCAGAGTCGCGGCCGATCGCGCGACGCTTGTACCAGGATGTGTTGGACGGGTTAGCCTCGCCCGAACTATCCCAGGGTATCTCGCCGAGTTGCGAGGCGGTCATCGGAACGCTCGACGACCGAGTGGACCCGCGCTGGGTGCGAGCGCTTGAACCAATGAAGGTCGCCCTGCGGAGCATCGGTCAGCATACGAGCCTTATCAAGGTGGTCGGCGAGGTGAAGGCTGCCCTTGATGGCGCCAAAAGCTCTCTCGAGGCTTTCGCTGCCGCGCGCCAGATTGTCGATGCACTTCCGATGGCACCACAGATAAACCTGTCCGAGGTCATACGCCTCGACGTTGCGCGCCGCTCGGCCGCGCAACGTGCCCTCTCGGCCTCGGAACCCGTGGCGACGGCCGTCGCGGGCATCCGGGACAGCGTGGCGTCGGAATTTCGCCGTGCCGCTTCGATCGTTGCTGGCTTGCCGCAGCCAAAGCTGCTGCGCAGCCCTGCATCACTCGGTTTCCTGAGAGAGGTGGCTGTGGCGACGGCCAAGCCGCGTCCAGCCTCACTGGCTGTCCTTCGCGGGATGGCGGACGGTTCGATCGAGGACGTGCTCGCTCCGACCCGGCTGTCTGCCTTCACCACTGTCTTCGAGCAGGCACCCCAGACTGCCATGGGCATTCTGACCGCCTTTCCATCGGCAATAGGGCCGTCAGGCTCTCTTGCCTTCTGCATTCCGCCCAATCCAGTGCTGGCGGCGCTGCGGGCACGGGCGGAGGTTAACCTGCGCAAGCTGCGCACTTGCCGCAGCATATCAGGCCTACGCCGTGCGGTGGACCCCTACGGCGCACCGACGGACGCAGTTTCCGGCATGCCCATCCTCGGCGCTGGCGGGGTGCTCGTGCTTCCCGGGCTGCGCACACTGCCGCCGACGCTTTACCGCTACCTCGCTCTAGTCGAGAGGGCGAAGCAGATGGCGCAGATGGCGTCACAAATGGAGGGTGCGATGTTAGCCGCACTGGAGCGGCGCGATGCGGCGGCTCTAGCCGTTCTGAAGGCAAGACAAGACTTGGAACTCGCCGGAGCTGGAGTGAGACTGCAGGATTTTCGTGTCAACGCAGCTCAGGGGCGGGTGTCGCTCGCAAAGCTAGGCGAGAAACGGGCGCGCGTGCAGAAGGACCACTTTGCCAACATGATCGCAAAGGGAGAAAGCGAGGCCGAGAGGATGGCCATCGCGCTGCTTGAGGACGCGGTGGAATTTCTTGACACTGCGGATGATCTACAAGTTGCTGCGGCGGTCATCTACATGGCGCAGGTCGCGGCTAGTGCCTTCGCGGGGGCGATTACGGGCAACTTACCAGTTCCTGGCGGGGGCACGCCGATCGGCGCAGGCGTCGGCGCCCTCGTCGGGGCCCTACAGAACCTCTCAGCCGTTGCGACGGGCATCAACTCATATGCATCAGCCCTGACAACGCGGGCGCAGATTCGCTCTACCCGTTCGTCGATCTGGTCAATGAGGGCGACTTTCGAGCGCCGAGCCCAGGAATGGCAGTTCCAGAGCGACCTCGCGGACGTGGACATCGAGCTAGCGCATCAGCAGACCCAGAACTCGGAGGGCGATGTCTCAATCAGCAAGCAGGAGCGTGAGATAGCCGCTATCCAGCAGCGGCATGCGCGCGATACGTTGGAGTTCCTGACTACGAAGCAGTTCGGCAGCGCCGAACTCTACGAATGGATGGGTGGCGTCCTGCAGGACGTCTACCGCTACTTCCTCCAGCAGGCGACGGCGACAGCGCGCCTGGCCGAGGCTCAGTTGGCCTTCGAGCGGCAGGAGCCGCCGCCAGCGATCCTGCTTTCTGACTATTGGCGTGCTGACGGGGCAGCTTCCGCCGGCAATGACGCGCAGCCCGACCGGCGTGGTGTGACCGGATCGGCCCGCCTGCTGCGCGATATCACGCGGCTCGACCAGCACGCGTTCGAAACACGCAAGCGCAAACTACAGTTGACGAAAACGTTCTCGCTTTCGCGTCTCGCGCCCGTGGAGTTCCAACGCTTCCGCGAGACGGGCGTGATCACCTTCGCGACGCCGATGGAGATGTTCGACCGGGATTTTCCGGGCCACTACCTTCGCCTCGTGAGTCGCGTCGCCCTCTCCGTCGTCGCGCTGATCCCGCCGTTGCACGGCGTCCGAGCAACCCTCTCGAGTTCGGGCCTCTCGCGCGTGGTGATCGGCCCCGACGTGTTCCAGACGGTGCCGATACGTCGCGAGCCGGAGCAGATCGCGCTCAGCGCTGCGGCGAACGCAACCGGCCTGCTCGACCTCGAGCCCCAGCCTGACATGCTGCGGCCTTTCGAAGGCTGCGGCGTAGAGGGTGTATGGGAGCTAAGAATGCCACGTGCTTCGAACCCCTTTGATTACCGGACCATCGCCGACGTTCTCCTTACAATCGACTACACGGCGCTCGACAGTCCGGACTACCGCCAACAAGTTCTGCGAGCACTGCCCTCGACGAACCGGGTGGACGCTGCGTTCAGCTTCCGCAACCAGCTGCCCGACCAGTGGTTCGATCTGAATAACCCAACGCAGACCGCATCCCCGATGAGGGTCAGTTTCAGATTGCTTGCGGACGACTTCCCGCCCAACCTGGAGGAGCCCCGAATTGAGCACATAGCACTGTACGCCTCCCGCCGTAGCATGGCCGAACTGCCGATCAGTCGGTTGGTTCTGCGCCAGGTAGGTGCTCCAGGTGCGATCGGCGGCGCGGCGCGGACGGTGGACGGACTGGCCAGCACACGGACGGGCAGCGGCGCGGCCTGGGCCGGCATGATTGGCCGCAGTCCCGTAGGCGAGTGGGAACTCGAACTGCCCAACACAGACGACATTCGGCAGCGCTTTACCAACGGCGACCTACGGGACCTGTTTCTCGTCGTTTCCGTCGTTGGCCGCATTCCGAACTGGCCGGATTAGATCTGGTCTCCCCCTACGTCGCTATATTCACGTCGGTGAATGGCATCGTCGCGGTTCATTGCCGGGCCTGCCATGCTTGCGGTGCGCATACCACGCAGCGGATGGTACCGCGCGTTTGCCCAGAGACGGTTGCCTTCAGGGAGGCCTTTCCTACGCCACCTCCCCTCACGCAAACAGGCTCTCAGCCCTGCGTGGGCTTTGAAATTCACGAGTATTTGCGGGCTTTTGGCCAGAAACCTTGATGGTGCGAGGGCGGAATGGTCGGGCTTTTTCTCTCCGAATCGGAGGATTCTCTCCAAAGCTTGAGGGTTGGCCGATTTTTCCTACAAGGTTTAACGCGTTGATCTGTAATGGTTTTCTTATGCTGCGATGCAGCATGGGTTGGTGAAATAGATGCCTGGGGGAATGGAACTGGGGGCGGAAAGTCGCTGGCGTGGCTTGGATTTGAAACACACTTACACAAAATCCGGCCTAAGCAATCGAAAAGGAGGTAGGAGGCGGGGCGAATGGGTCACACGAGCGGGGG